GATACATGCTGTTGTTTTTGGACCTGGTGTTAGAACAACTGGATATAAACAAGGAGCAGGAATAACATAAAAATAAAAATAAAATAATGATAGTAGTAGATACAGAACATTTCGTTCAAGGCTCAGCACCAGAAATAACAAGAGTTGATGTTGGTGATGAAAAAAACCTTATTAAAGTAAATATGTTTCCAGAACAAGAATTTGGATACTTTTTTATTGGAACTGTTGATAGAGACCTTTATATAATTTATACGGACACAACTCAACCAGACCCAGATAGAATTTATAAGTTTTATGTTTTAGAAGATGGAACTTATGAATATGTTGATATAACACCAACACCACCAGCACCACCTGATGAGACAGATGAACTACCATAAAAGACAAAAGGGTCTAAAAGTATATTTAAAAAAAAGACAGAGATAAATGCAATTTAAGATACTCAATTTCGCAAAAGGACAGGTTTTGCCAACTTTTAAAGAAAATAGAAATGGTAATTGGATAGATTATGGTAGTGATAATTTATATCCTCAATATCTATTAGATGTTTTCCATCACAGAAGCAACAAGCATAAAGCAATTATTAACAGAAAAGTTGATATGACTGTTGGTAATGGAATTAAAACTCCAACAACACCAGAACTACAAAAGTTTATTAAAAACGCTTGGGGAACAAAAGATTTAGAGGAAATCTTAATCCATATTGACTTTGATTTTGAAATTATGAATGGTTTTGCTTTACTTGTAAAATGGAATTTAGACGGAACAAGAATTGCTGCTCTTGACTGGATGCCTTATCATAAATGTAGATTATCACCTGATGAGAGAACTATTCTTGTAAGTAAGGACTGGGAGAATTTTAGAAGAACTGAAAATAAACCAGTTGAGTATTGTAGGTTTGACCCTTTAAAAGCAAAAGAATTTCCAACACAGATATTTTATTTTGTTTTAGAAACAAATGGTGTTGAGTATTATCCTTTACCTTATTATTCATCTACTTTAACGTGGATTGAGTTAGATTATGAGGTTGGTAATTTCCACTTATCATCAGTAAGAAATGGTTTTATGCCTGGATTTATCTTAAATTTCGCAACTGGTATTCCAACTATGGAGGAAATGGAATCTGCTTACAAAGAGTTTGAAAGAAAATATACTGGTTCGGAAAACGCTGGTAAGTTTATACTTACTTTTTCAGAAGGAGCAGACCAAAAACCAGAACTTATACCAATTAATTTAAATGATAGTGATGAAAGATTTTTATTATTACATAAAGAAATGATGGAGGAAGTTTTTATCGGTCATTCAGTTACAGACCCACAGTTATTTGGTGTTAGAGTTGCTGGTGAGTTGGGCGGTAAAGACCAGTTATTACAAAACTTAGCTATCTTTCAATCAACGTATATTAATAACAGACAAAGGATTTTACAAAAGCAATTAAATAAATTAAGTTTCTATGCTGGTGTTTCAGAACCAATTGAATTTAATAAGTATGAAATTGATTTTGCGACTGTTGAAGCACCGACACAACAATTAGGTCTTGAATTACCAGGTGTTCCACCATATGTAAAAGAGGTTGGTAAGACCGCTTCTATAATAAAAGAAAATGTATTGAAATGAGTAGTAGAGTCCTTTTCATCGGCACAGCACGTTTAAAAAAACAAACTCCAATCCAGCAAAATGTTGATGACGATTTGTTAAACAACTATATTTTTAGAGCACAAGAAACTCATATACATCAGTATTTAGGAACTGACTTGTATAACGCTTTAAAGAATAGAATTGTTACTAACACTCTTACTGGGGTTTATAAAACTCTTATGGATGATTATATTGGTAATTGTTTAGTTGAGTGGAGTTTTTATGAGGTCTTACCTTTTATATCTTTAAAATTAACTAATAAGTCAATTGGTAGAGGTAATGCTGATTACTTAGCAGAAGCGGATTTAGCTGACTTAAAGTATTTAAGACAAACTGTAAGAGACACTGCTGAGTTTTATGGAACAAGAGTAATTAATTACTTAAAAGAATACTCTGACCTTTATCCAGAATATAATACCAACTCTGGTTTAGATAAAATTATACCGAACTCATCCGCTTACTTTAACGGAGTTTATTTAGGTGGTGGTAGGTCAAAAGATTGCGACTGGGGTTTAGGAGATAAATTTACTGATTTAACATGATAGAGCAATTACTTTTTGTTTTAGGAGGGGTTAGTATATCCATCATAGGATACTTTCTTAAAAAGACCCTGGATGAGTTAGAGAAGGTTAAAACTATAACTTATGAGAATAAAAATAAGTTGAGTGTTATAGAAAACGATTACCTTAATAAAGTTGCTAACTTAAATGATAGATTTGACCTTTTATACGCCGCTATGAAAGATTTAACTAATGAGATTAAAGAGCTTAGAAAAAGTTTTCAAAAGTAATTTATTTTATACTACTAAAATTTGGAGTTGGTAAAGGTTTTTTACTATTTGTTATTCTCCACCAATTTACTATTCTAAAAAACATTATATTAACTGATTTGTCTATGTTATTACAATTTGGAACTTTTTGTGTAGTAGGAAAAACTTTATCAAATAAATCTACTAATCTAAATACATCAATAGCATCGGCTATAAAGTGTTGTGATTTCATTTGAAATATAAACTGATTAACCTCATCATAAATTGCTTGGTCTTTATAAAATTTGATTTTAACCTCAACAGCTTTAATCTCTTTTTTTTGTTTATTTGATTTATAACTTTTTGAATGTTTTGAATAAGAAAGAGCAGCAGAACACTTTTTACTACAAGTTTTTTTATCAAATCTTGTTCTTAAAAACTCTGCATCACACCAATCACAATTTTTAATTTGGACGTTCATCATAGGTCTTATTAAGTTTAGATATAAAGTTCTCATTCGTTGGGTCAGAAATCAATTTCTTTTCCCAATAACGAACTCTACTATGCCAAGCTTGATACTTATTCCATTTTAACTTATTCTTTTTAATCCACACACTATGTAATTCTTTAAAACGGAATTTGTTTTCTTTATAGTATTCTTTAAAATAATTTATTTCTTCTTTTTCTTTCATTCTAATAATTTATCAATTTTATCGCTTCTAACGATGTTTTTAAGTATCATTAGTATCTCACTATCACTCATGGGTTTTACATCCTTTATATCTAAAATTACTTGTCTTTTTGAACGACTGAAAGGTCTGCTTCTAACCTTACAAATATAAAACAATTTACCCTTTTCTGTGATATACTCAATTGTGAGTTCTAATCTATTCATTTTTATAAATTGATGTAACGGGTCTTGCTCGCCTGAATACCACTCTTTTCCAAAACTATCCTTAATCATATTAATATATATTAAAAGTGGAGTTCCACCTTTAAAGAAAATTTAAAAAAAGATTGAAATTATTTTGTTTTTTTATAATTAGTCCGTATATTTGTGGAAATATAAGGATATGATAAATGATAAATGTAAAGGAGAAATCATTTCAAAGATTGATGAATGGTTTCCACTTGTTGAAGGGAGTATTTGGGGTATGGAATTAAAGTTAATTCGGAGTAAGTATATCTTTAAGGATGTATCAAAAGAGGATTATCAAAAAGATTTACTACTTTTAAAGAATATAGAACACACGTTCTGGGATTACTATACAAATAAAGATTAATATGTTTAAAGAAGAAACGATGGACTGGGGTGGTTCATATATTGTATGGAATAAAAATGATAAAAAAATGGTTCGTGAGGTTATTTTAGAATCATTTCAAAAGATGAAACTACCAAAAGGTATGATAGCAAAATTAACAAAGATAAAATGGGCTGGTTCTTATCTTAAAGATAATAAGTTAAATATAGGTGTTTGTATTGAGTTTCAATTTCCAATTGATATAGAAAATTCTAATTGGTGTAAGTGTTGGACGTCGCAAGTAATTCATATGCAAATACCTTTTAATGATTTTAGAGATTGGAAATTAAAAAAGATTATAAGAGAGGATGTTTAATTTAATATATATAAGAAAAAACAAAAAGATATGATAAATGAAGTAATACACTTGGAGAAATTAAACGATGAGGAGATTAATTTTCTACCAACTTTAAAAAGAGTTCTGTTAAAAACAAATCCAAAAAAACCACTTTACGCAAAAGATATAGTGCGTGGTGTTAATAAAAGAAGGGAGGATGGATTAACTAACTATTGTTTAACAAAACCTTTTACAGAAGCACGTTTAAGAAAAATGGTTAATTATTTTAGATGCACCGCTACTTTACCAGTAATATCAACCTCAAATGGTTATTATGTAAGTTATGAAAGAGATGAAATTATTGCTATGATTAAATCTTTAAGAGCAAGAGCCGATGCTATTTATGGAGCGAGTGATGGTATGGATTATATTTTAAAACAAAAAGATATAGTTGATGGTAATAAAGAGATAGATGTTTTCGGGTTTGAATGGAAAGATTAAGGTTTAAAACGACACTCTTGGGTGAGTGTCTTTAACTTAAAAACATTTAAACAAGTTAAGAGTGTGGTGGGTAAAACCAAATATATATATCTATATCATATATAATCTTATTCACTTTATCCCACTTTACATTTTATACCATATAAAATCCTCACTTTATAAACTTTGTTATTCACTTTTAATATATACTATATGAAAATGATAATACCACAACAAGTAATAGATTCAATAAATGAATTTAAAAGAAAAGATGTAAAAGAAAAAGCATATAAAATATACTGCGCTCTCAAAGGCAGAGAAGATAGGAAAAATCCACAAACTGGATATTTTGATGTCCCATCAGAGTATCTTAAAGTAATAAATTTAAGGTATTACAAAATTATTGATAAGTTTATAGAAGATGGAATTATCAAATACTATTCAAGACCTACAACCGACCCAAACGATATATTCAATAGTGTTGAAAAGAAATACTACAACAAAACATTAGGATTTTGTATGAAATATAAGTTCTTAATTGATACTGAAATTGGAACTGAATATGATTTTGATGTTGAGAACCCAAATAATATGAGGTGGTATGAGATTATAAAATCATCACTTATATCACTCGCTTACGAACCAAATATATCAAGAGATACATTTGGACGTAGAGTTCATCATAACGCAATATACAACCACAAATCATTCTTAAAAGATAAGGGATTTAGTATTATAGATGCTAAATGTTCTCAACCGAGATTACTTTACCTTATAATGAAAGAAAAGGGTATTTATGATAAAGAGTATTATGATGTATTTGAGAGTGGTAGAGATTTTTATAATGTTCTAATAAAAGAATTGAATCTAAAAACAAGACAAGAAGCAAAAGACCTTTTTATGTTTTGGATTAATGCCGATGGTTATGTTCCAAACACAGGTATATTCCAATTATTTCAAAATACATCTAACTTTATTAAATCATTAAAGACAAGAAGTTATAAAGATGCTTCTGCCTTTTTACAAAGACGAGAAGCTAAAATATGGATTGATGATTTATTACAAAATATACCAACAAACTTTGCCCTTCCTATACACGATGCTTTATTAGTAAGAACAGTTGATGCTGACGATGTTCTTTTATATTGTAAAAACAAATATCCACAGATAGAGTTTGACTTTAAGGAATTATAAACAATTTTTTTAGGGACTGAATACTTTTTAATATATAATAAATATAAAAAAAAGGATATATGAAAAAAACTAAACTAATGTTGGGAGACAACATCAAATCACTACAAAAACTACCAGACAATTCAATTGATTCAATCGTAACAGACCCACCTTACGGTTTATCTTTTATGGGTAAGAAGTGGGATTATGATGTTCCATCTGTTGAGTTCTGGAAAGAAGTCCTTAGAGTTCTAAAACCAGGAGGCCACGTTCTCAGTTTTGGTGGCACAAGAACATATCACAGAATGGTTGTGAATATAGAAGATGCTGGTTTTGAGATTAGAGACCAAATTATGTGGTTATATGGAAGTGGATTTCCTAAAAGTCATAACATAGGAAAGGCAGTTGATAAATTACAAGGTAATGAAAGAGAGTGGGTATGCGAAAGCCCATATAAAGCAAGTGATGAGGCTGAGAGAAGAAGTGCTGGTGCCTCACAAAATGGAAGAACAACACACCCAGATATAACAAAAGGAAACTCTGAGTGGGAAGGTTGGGGAACTGCTCTTAAACCAGCAAATGAACCTATCTGTGTTGCTCGTAAGCCACTAAGTGAGAAGTCAGTTGCTGAGAATGTTTTAAGATGGGGAACTGGTGGTATAAATATAGATGGTTGTCGTGTTGGAACAGAAGGTGGAACTATGAAAGTTGATATAAACAAAGATAGTGATACTATGTTTGAGGGTGGAAGACATAATAGCGGTATGGTTGCTGAACTAAATGAAGGTAGATTTCCAGCCAACATCATATTAGAGTGTTTATGTGATGAGGTTATTAAAGGTGAAAAAGGTGAAGTTAAAAGAAGTGGTAGTAGAGATAGAACTAAACACGATTATAATTCAGTTGGTAATTTTGGTAGTAAAGAAGGCGCAGCACCAGATAATTATAATGATAAAGGTGATATACACACTAATCCTATGTGTCCTTGTCGTTTGATGGACGAACAAAGTGGTGTAAGTGATTATAGTAAAAAGAAAGATGGTAAGCCAGGTGGTAAGACATTTGGTGGTGGAAACAAAAATTATGAATATAATGATAAAGGTGGAGCAAGTCGTTATTTTCAACAGATAAAAGGTGGAGGGACAGAGGATTTTTTTATATATAAAGAAAATAATATAATACTATGGAATATAAAATCCTTAACTACACAAGAATACAACACGGAAGAGAATATAGAAGCGTCAGATGCCTTAAAACAGGCAAGAGAAAGTATATGCCAGAAGCCAGAGTTGTATGGGAACAACACAACGGCTCAATACCTGATGACCACCATATCCATCACAAAGATGAAAACAAACTCAATAATGAACTTAACAATCTTGAATGCTTACACAAAGACGACCATTGGAAACTTCACGCTGATGATAGACGAAAAGCAGTCACACTTATTGACGGAAGAGAATATATTGAATGTTCAGATTGTAAGCAATCAAAATGCGTTAGTGAGTTCTATAAAAACAAATCAAGAGGTATTAGTGCCTATTGTAAGTTATGTTCTGGAAGAAAACTTAAAGAGTGGAGAGACGATAATAGAGAACACCATAACGAATACCACAGAGAATATAAAAAGCGATAGATTTTTCTATCAAGCAAAAGTTTCTAAACAAGAAAGAAATATGGGGTTAGATGAGTTTGAAGAACAAGAGATGCCACACGGTGCACAAGATAAATGTGGTAAATGTAATAAACAATTTTTAGCACCAAAAAATAGTCAATGCGTTTGTGAAGAACCAGAAAGATTAAATGCTAAAAAGAAGAACACACATCCAACTATTAAGCCAGTTGCTCTTATGGCTTATCTTGTTAGATTAGTAACACCACCAAATGGTATTGTCTTTGACCCTTTTATGGGTTCTGGTTCAACTGGTATAGCCGCACAATTAGAAGGGTTTAGATTTTGTGGCATGGAGATGGACGGAGATTACTTTAAGATTGCTGAGGCAAGAATAGAGAACTACGAACAATATAAAAAGTTTATTAAATAATGAGTATAAATGATTTAGAATGGAAAGAAGGAGGTTGGTCTCAACAACTACCAACAGCAGTAATTAATATAGACCTTAATGGTAGAGAGTTTGTAATGGACTTATTAACATATAATGAAAACATAGAAGCAGGTAAAACAAAATTTGTAACTTATAATGATACACTTATAATGGTTAGTGAAGAACATTATAACCTTTTAAAATCAGTTCCAAAAAACAAATGATTTATTGTGTTTATGAAATCTTAATTGATGGGGTTAGAAGGTATATTGGTTATACTAATAACTTTAATCGTAGAAAAAGACAACACTTTAAAGAGATAGAAAAAGAATCAGATAGTAAATATCTTTACAAAAAGATTAAATTAGAAGGTAATAAAGATATAAAAGTAAATCTTATAAAAGAATTTGATAATATGGGTGATGCTAAACGATGGGAGGCCCACCTTATATTAACTGATTATTTTAATGATAAGCAACTGTGGCAAAGCTTCCCAGTAAGTTTTAAATACTTTTAATTAATATATAAGTGTAAAAAGTGTAGTTTATGAAAGCAGATAAGAATAAAGTAATAGAAGAGTTAGTTGAATTAAGATGTAAAAGGGGATTCTCATCTACATCATTAGTTCAATACTTAAAAGAAACATATGATATTAACCAAGCAAGAGCTTATGAGTTAATTAAAGAAGCAAGAGAGCTCATGGGTGAAATCTATAATGAGATGAATTGGAATGCTCTTCAAGACGCAATCTTATTTTTAGAAAACCTTAAAGAAAAACTACTTGGCAGTGGTGATACAAAGGGTGCTCTTGAAGTTCAAAAAGAGTTGAATAAAGTAAATCAATTATACATTCAAAAAATAGAGATAGAATCAAAAACAATAGAAGGAATTAATATCGTAATTAAAAAAGATAGCAGTGAGTGATTTTAGATATAGAAGCAACACCTGTATTTGAGCAAAACTATTCTGCTTGGAACAATCCTGAATTTAAAACTATTATCAATCAGGGTGGCTCACGTTCAAGCAAAACTTATTCAATAGTTCAGGTCTTAATAATAATAGCACTCACTAAACCAAATACACAAATATCTATTGTAAGAAAATCATTTCCTTCTTTAAGAGGTTCGGTTATGAGAGATTGGAAAGAGATAATGCATGCTCTTGACGTTTATGAAGATAAAAACCATCAAAAGACAGAGTATATTTATAACTTTCCAAATGGTTCGACCATAGAGTTCTTTTCATTAGATGATGCTCAAAAAGTTCGTGGTAGAAAAAGAGATATACTTTATTGTAATGAAGCAAATGAAATAGATTTAGAAAGTTGGGTTCAATTAAAAATGAGAACAACTGGTAAAGTTTTTATTGATTATAACCCATCTGAATTAGAACACTGGGCTTATGACTTAATTAACCAACCAGATTCTATTTTAATAAAATCTACATATAAAGATAATCCGTTCTTATCAAAAGAACAAATCAAATATATTGAGGACTTAATTAAAGTAGATGAGGGATATTATAAAGTTTATGCTCTTGGTGAAAGAATGGCTCCACAAGCACTTGTTTATACACACTTTGTAAAGTATGATAATCTACCACTTGAAGCAGAAATAATGGATAGGTCTTATGGTATTGATATTGGATTTAATCACTACACTGCTTTTATTGAGGTGGTTTTTGCTACTGATAATAGATTGTATATAAGAGAACTTTTTTATGAGGCTGGTAAAACTGCTGAAGACATAGTAAATCTTGTCTCACAATCAAACTATGATAGAACTAAAATGATTTACGTGGATAGTGCGAGACCTGATATTATAGAAAGTTTAAGAAGAAAAGGAATAAGAGCATCCTTATCAGATAAAAGAGTAAAAGAAGGTATTGATTTTATTAAGAGTAAGCAAGTATTAATATATATCAATAGTGAAAATCTATGGAGAGAAAGTAAGATGTATTCATGGGTTGAGAAAAAGGATGGAACTATAACTGATGAGATAGTTAAAAAATGGGATGATGGACTTGATGCTATGAGATATGCAGCATTTACACACGGAGGTAAAATGGGTAAGGTTCGTGTTCCATTTAGAATCAGATAAAAACAAATCTATTTAGTGCAACATAAAACCCGATTAATAACAAAAGATGATATATTAGTTCAATTATACAAAAGTGATTTTATCAAAGATTTAATCTGGACTATAACATCTGGTAATCAATTAAAAGATGATTTAAAAGCAGAACTATTCTTAATTCTTTTTGAGATGGATGATAGAAGGATTTTAGGAGCATATAATAATAATTACTTACATTACTTATGTGTAAATATATTAAAGAAACAATACCATTCTAAAACAAGTCCATTTCATAAAAAGTTTAGAAAAGAGATGGGAAATAATTATGATGGAAATGTTATTGTTATTGACCCCCGCTATCAATCAGAGAATGAGTGGAAGTATAACTCACCACTTGAAATAGAACCTGATACTTATGTTTTTCCAGAGGAGTTAATGGAAAAGATTATTTGGTTTGTTGATAATAAGTTAGATTTAGTTGATAGAGAACTATTTAAAATATATTATAAAATAGGCAGGTATGATAGATGGTTAGGTGATTTACGAGACACGAATTGTAAAAAGTCAATATCAAGTTTAAGAAAGGTTGAAAACAAATTAGCAATAACTACAATAGAGGGTAAGAAAATAACTATTGGGTATGATACTATAAGATTAAGTTTAAACCGCTCTTTAATGAGAATAAAGTATTATTTAAAAGAAAATGAATTGGATTGAGTTATTACAAATTACTTTGATATGTTATGTTTTATCTGACTTATCAGAATTTATATCAGGGTTGGCATATGAATTTACATTTAAAAGAAAGTGGATTAAGATTATTCAAAACTTATTTACTTATATGCTTAGCTGTCCGAAGTGTTTTTCATTTTGGTTTAGTTTGATATTTACTGGTAGTTTATTTATCGCTTGTTTAGTAGCGATTATAATAAACATAATTAAGTCGGTTGAATATAAATTAAGTAAGAATAAAACAGAATTATAAATATGGAAACTGAATTAACACAAGCAGACATAGTTGAAATCAAAAGATTATTGACTATAAAGATTGCTGATATGGGTGATAAGAACTCATGCCAAAGCATAATCAATAGATATATTAATGAGGGTGGTAAATGGTGTATGACTTGCGACCCAGCAATAAGACAGATGTTTAGTGTTTTAAGAAACTGGGCAGAACAAAAAGGAATACATCCTTAAAGACAAAGGGTGAGATAAATATATTTAATATAAAAAAAAGAAAAGGATAAAGATATGATGGTTATTGAATTAGAAGGGGTTGAGTATAACTTACCCGAAAGTTGGAGTGAGATTAATATAGAAAAGTTTGAAAAGTTGATAAATCACTATTCAATTTTAAGTGAATATAAATCACAATACCAATATGCAATTGAGTTATTTGCAATTATGTTAGGGTCTCCAATTGAAACTTTGAGTAAAATCACAAAAGGTTCGTTTGAAATCCTGACTGAAAAAGTAAAGTGGTCTAATGACCCAATTCAGCCAACTGGTGTAAAAGAATTCATTATTGATAAAGTTGAATATATGGCCGTTAAAAATTTAAATAGTTTAGAGATGGGCGAGGTGGTTAGTTTAGAATTACAAATAGCAAACTCATCTGCTCATGAACTACTTACTAATATCTTACCAATTTTAGTAAGAAAAGTAAAAGTAATTACTTTACCAAATGGAGACACAAAGAAAGTTCCAGAAAAATTTGATGCTGATAATTATGAGGAAACAAAACAATTATTTAGAAAACACTTAATGGTTGCTGATGTGAATGAGTTGAAAGATTTTTTTTAAGATGGCGTGAGGGTATATTTTATAACTTTGAAGGATATTTTGGTAAGAGAAAAGTCATAAGTGATGATGAGGAAGAAACTATAACAAGTGGTCCGACAAATTACTCATTTGATTACAAAAAGTGGCAATGGCATATGATGATAGAAAAGTTAGTTAAAGAATTGAACCTCACGCCTGATAAAGTATATGAAATGAATTATATAGATTGTTTAAATTGGTTAAGTTTGTTTAATGAAAGAGAAAAATATATAAAGACGTTAGAAAAATAAAGACAAAAAAATAGAAAAAAGATGATTACAATAAATCAAATGATGAATAAGTTTAAGTTTATCTCTGACTCCGACCCAAGGATTAATGCTTTTGGAACAGGACAAAGATATGATATATTAACAGACATAAAATACTATCCTTACTTTTGGATTGTTAGTGATTTAGCACACGACTTACCTTTTTCGGATGTTAATAAATATAGAGCAGTAGAATATAACTTTGTGTTAAGAATTGCTGATAAAAACAATAATCAAATAAACGCTTATCAAGCAGTGGGTTTAAATTCAAATAACGGACAAGATGTTCTTTCAGATTGCTTTACTATTATAACAGATATAATTAATTGCATAAGTGAGGATAGTTTAGGAACTTTTTCTACTATAAGTTTAATTGATGATATTTCAGTTGAACCTTTTTATAATGAGGATAGTGGAGATGTAAATGGATTTGAAGCCTCAATAACTTTAAGAGTTAAAAATGAGAATCCGTGTATCAGTCCAATAACTGCTTAAAAAATATAAAATAAAACATGCCAATTAAAAGAAAACAAGGTGAAACAAAAGATGAGTTTATAACTCGTTGTATTCCAATTGAGATTAAAAGTGGTAAGTCATCAGAACAAGCCGCTGCTATATGTTATTCTACTTGGGATGAAAAACAATTATCTGCTGTTAAAAGAATAAGAAATAAAAAGTATAAGGCTGGTATGCCTCACTATACCGCTGATGGTAAATTATGGACTGGACCGACACACAAAGACGCATCAGGTCGTTTAATGACTGGTGAGACACACACAGAGGATTCGGAGTATTTATATCATGAGGATGAATTAAAGAACTTATCTTTTGAAAGTTATACAGATTACCCAAAAGCAGCAATTCAAAACGCACAAGCAGCTTTAAACTGGGCTGATAAAAATGGTTGGGGTTCTTGTGGGACTCCTGTTGGAAAACAAAGAGCAAATCAATTAGCAAAAGGCGAGGCTATTAGTGAGGAAACAATTTCTCGGATGGCTTCTTTTGAAAGACAAAGACAAAACTCTAATAAAAAATTAGGTGATGGTTGTGGTAGATTAATGTGGTTAGCTTGGGGTGGAGACGAAGGAGTTGAATGGGCAGGTAGAAAACTGGAACAGATTAGAAAAGAAAAACTATCAATTAACTTTGAAAAAATTAGAGCTGTAGTTAAAAGTAGTAATGTAGATAAGATGATGTGGAACTCTGAAACTTTGGAATTAGTTATAAGATTTAATGATGGTTCAACTTATACTTATGTTGGTGTAGATGAAAATCTATTTAATAATGTAAGTGAAGGTAATGCTGCCCCTACTACAACAGGTGAAAATGAATATGGCTCATGGACGAAAGGAGTTTCGCCTTCTGTGGGAGCAGCGGTTCATCAATACTTAATACAAAAAGGAATTGGTTTTAATCCAGGGGGAACTTTTAGATAATGGCAGAAGATATAGAACTTGATAAAAAAGATATAAGAGAGTTAGAAAAACTTATACTAACCCGTGTTGAAAACATTATATTTGAAGAACATAAGAGACCGAGTGGATTACAAAAGGTGGAAGGTGGTTTATTAGTAGAAGATAAAACTGGTAGTTTAAGAAGAAAGTTAAAAGCAAATAGAAATTTTGTAAAACAAGGTAAAAATGGTGGGTTTGAAATAAAATTAAATATGGTTAGTTATTTCAAGTATCTTGATGATGATAGAAGAGATAAATTAAATTGGTATTTCTCGGAGGCTATCTTTGAGGACAAACAGATATTAGATAAGATAAAAGAATTAATGACTGATGCAACCAGAAGAACAATAATAAGAGTTCTTTCAGAGGATAAAAAAACATAAATAATAAAATACGCTACGATAAAACTTTTTCAATAAAGTAGAATATAAAATTTATATTCATAAACGGATGTTTTTTTTGTTAGATAAACCCCTTACAGACATGAGGGGTTTTTCATTTTAAGACAAAGACAATTCTTTACTAAACTATATTTAATAATAAAGATATAAAATAGTAATGAGTATCACAATAAATAAACAACCACAAGAATTATCACCAGTTTATAACCAACTGATGATTGTTGCAACCTCATCAAATCAAACAAAAGAAAGCTTTCAATTTATAGGTGATGTTTATTGTAATGGCTTGGCTGTTACAAAAATGAAAGTTCCAGTAAATCCAGATGGGTATGGAGTATTTGATTTACATAAACATATTGAGAACAGAATTTCTTTTGATTTTGACCCGAACGCCAACTACTTTACAAGAGCAACGCAATCTATGGCGACATACTCTGTTAATTTCTCGGAAGAGTTTAGACAAAACTGGCCTTTTACTGATAATTTTTATGAAAGTAATTCTCCAAACATTGGAAAAGTTGGATTCTATGGACCAACAGAACCTTTTTTTGTTGTTGGTGATGAGATATTTGTAGCACAAAATACTGGTTATACAAATGTCTCATATGAAGGCAATTCAACCATAGTCGCTAAAACATTTTCCGCTGGTAATTGGAGGATTACAACAGACCAACCATTTGGAGTGGCATCATCAACAAATAGTGGAACAATGAGTTTAGCAAACTTTAACTTAAATGTTATATCAACAACCGCATCAACTGGAAAGTTATTTGCCTTTAACGGGGTTTTATCATATTTAGATTATATTGACTGGGATTATACAGATTGGTATGCAAACACAACTCTACCTTATGGTAAGTTTTTTACTGGCGTTCCAGACGAATATGAACTTGGATTAGATAGTAGAATGTGGTTAAATCTTTATCAAAATACTACCAATAGTATTAGTAAAGTTTATATAAAAACAAATCTTGGAACATACTCAATAACAAATTCATTTACATCATCTACAATAGATAATAATAGATTATTAAGGATTGGTATAGGACCTTATCAATTGTTGAATGCTACGGCTTCTATATCAACTGGGTCTTATACTTTTCCAGTGATTAACTCATCAACAACTGATATGGATATATGGGTGGTTAATTCATCAAATCAACAAACAATAGCAACCAAGACATTTAAGATTAAAACACAATGTTCTAAATATGAAAAAATACAATTAGTATTCTTGGATAAGATGGGTTCATTTATTCCATTTACTTTTAATATGGTGAATAAGCATAACAAAACTATTAACAAAGCTGACTATCAACAACATTATGGTTCATACGCACCAGCATCTAATAACTGGAACTATAAGTCATACGATAGAGGTAGAAAAACATTAGACATAGTTGTTTTAGACCAATATACAATCAACTCAAATTGGGTTAATCAAACAACATCAGATTTCTTAATGGATTTATTTGAAAGTCCAGAAGTTTATTGGATTAATGAAAACGGAATTGTGCTTGCTATTAATATAGTATCTAATGCTGTTGAAAGAAAGCAAATCATAAACGACCAAGTAATAAACTATACGCTTACATTTGAGTTGGCTAACAAAAATATGAACCAAAGAGGATAATGAATTTTGTAGAATTATTTATAAACGAACCAGCAAATGCTAAACTTGATTTAAACCAAGAGTTAGACATAGCATTACAATACTCTATAGCTGATATAAAAGACATTACTAAAAGAAATGCTGCTTATTCAAAGACGATGGTTCTACCTGGTTCTAAAAATAATAACTATTGGTTCGGAAATCTATTTGATATAAACGCGGATTTTACGATGTTTAATCCGAATAAAAAAGTCAGTGCTGTCCTATTAGTTAATACTGAAAATGTAATGGATGGTTTTATTCAATTAAAAAAGATTAAGAAATTAGTCAATACAGACCATCAAGGTAATACAATACAATATGAAATTGTTATGTATAATAACGCTGTTGATTTGATGTCGGAATTAGGTGAGAAATCATTAGCAGACCTTAACTTATCTAAATACGGACATACATTTTCTAACACAAATGTTAAAGATAGTTGGAATAATACTTATGAAGATGGTTATGTTTATCCGATGTATGGAACATTCACAAAAGATAATAATTATAGAATTGAATACTTTTACCCAGCACCATTTTATAGAACCATAATAGATGCTATGGTTCAACAAGCCGGCTTCGGTTGGACTGGTTCATTAAAACAAAACACACAATTTAATCAAGAGATTTTAGCATACACTGGTGATGGAAAACCAAAAATACCAGCAGATGAAATCACGCGAAGGTTGTATAAGGTTGGACTTACCAACTCTACGTTAAATGTATCACTTGGGGGTTATGCCAACTCGGGAAATAATCCTGCTCCATATAGTGCGTTTCCAAGTTATAACGGAAATTATTTACCACTACCATTAGCAAATACAGCAACAGCTTCTGGTTTTTATGATAATGATAATAACTGGGATGAGGCTTTATATCTATGGGATGTTGATAGAAATGGTAATTTTTCAATTAATTATAATTTATCATTCAATTTAAACTTAAGAAATACAAGTGGAACTACAACAATGGCTGTGAATACTAATCCGTATTCACAGCCCCTATATCCAACAATCAAAGTTAATTTTATGCTTCAAGTTTCTAAAAATGGGGGAACAACATGGACCGATTGGCAAGTTGATAGTTTAACAAGAATATATAATCAATCTACAATTGGTCTTGGAGCCTCAGCCTCAAGATATTATAATATCAATGTAACCACAGCAGAAAAGGCCTTAAACTTAGGTGATAAGGTTAGATTAACTATGAGACCTTGGCAGACAAATCCAGGTGCTGCTTGGTCTGGAACTGGAGGTGCATTTACACCAAGCATGACTGGTTTTATTGTATTTAGAAATGATAATGGTGGTAATACAATGCAAAATAAATGTTTTACAACTGATATATCACAGGGAGACGTCATAGACATATCACAATTTTTATCAGACAAAGTAAAACAAAGAGATTTAATTAGTGATTTAATAAAAAGATATAATTTATTTATTCAAACAGACCAGGATAATCCAAGACAATTAATCTTTGATACAAGACCTGACTTTTATTCAACTGGTTCAGTTTTAGATTGGACTAATAAAAAAGATTACTCATCCGAAGACAGCATTGAGTTATTATCTGATTTACAATTTAAACAAATGTTATTTACTTATAAATCAGATAGTGATTTTTACAACAAATCATATATTGATAATGTCGGTGGAGATATTTACGGACAATATAGATTTACATTTGATAATGATTTCGTTAAAGGTGAGAATAAAATTGAAAGTATATTCTCACCAACCCCAATTATTAAAACTCCGTGGAATGCTTATTTACCAGCAATTGACCCAGAGAAACCAAAAGGTAATCAAAGGGTTCTTTATTGGGGTGGATTAAAATCATATGGTGCTGGATGGCAATGGACTTTTCAAGACCAATCAACTGGTGCTACTGGTTCAACTGAAAGTTTTACTACATATCCATACGCAGGACATTTTGATGACCCAGTATCTCCAACACTTGATATAAATTTCGGAACTTGTAAGTTTTATTTTTATAACGACTGGGGGTCAATACCACAATCAAATATGTATAACACATACTGGTCTAACTATGTAGATCAAATTGAAGATGGTAGATTAGTAACAAGTAAGTTTTATCTTGATGAGTATGATATAAGATATGTTAAAGATAATTTCAATACAAAGATATTTATATTGGATAGTTATTACTATGTTAATAAAATTATTGATTATAAACCATTAAATAATCAAGTAACAACTGTTGAGTTAATTAAAATAAATGAAGGTGTTAAATACAATCCAAAGAGAGGATTAACATCATCTATTGGAACAAAACCTGGATTAAGCACAACAAAAGTTGATGGACTTTTGGTAGTTTCTGGTTCAAATAATACTGGTAATACCGGCGTTGTTATAGGTTCAAATAATACTGTCGGTGGAGTTGCAGTAACAAAAGACGGAATTATAAAAGTAAAATCACAGGCTGTTATAGGTGATGGTAATATAGCTTCTGGAAATAATACAATAGTAAGTGGTGATAGAAACTTTGTAACTGGTGATGATTCAGCGGTTATTGGTGGTAGTGATAATGTTATAGAAGCAGACAAATCAATTGTAATTGGTGGTAGTGGAAACACTATAACAGATACAAACATTACAATGATTAACGTTAATAATATGACTGCTACTCAAAGTGGCATGGTCTTTATCGGACCTTCTTTTTCGGTATCAAATACTGGTGATATGTTTTTTAATGGTATTACGTTTAGTGGTGGTAGTGGAACGTCAGGTTCATCAGGTCAATCTGGTTCATCAGGTTCATCAGGTTCATCAGGTCAATCAGGGAGTTCAGGTTCATCAGGTTCATCAGGTTCATCAGGTCAATCAGGGAGTTCAGGTTCATCAGGTCAATCTGGTTCATCAGGTTCATCAGGTTCATCAGGTCAATCAGGGAGTTCAGGTTCATCAGGTTCATCCGGTTCATCAGGTCAATCAGGGAGTTCAGGTTCATCAGGCCAAGATGGTTCAAGTGGTTTAAATGGAAGTTCAGGTAGTTCAGGCTCATCAGGAGTTAGTGGTTCATCCGGTTCATCAGGTCAATCAGGGAGTTCAGGAGTTAGTGGTTCATCAGGAGTTAGTGGTTCATCAGGAGTTAGTGGTTCATCAGGCTCATCAGGCCAAAGTGGAACGTCAGGAACAACTGGAAGTTCAGGTTCATCAGGTTCATCAGGCTCATCAGGCCAAGATGGTTCAAGTGGTTTAAATGGAAGTTCAGGTAGTTCAGGCTCATCAGGAGTTAGTGGTTCATCAGGTTCTTCTGGTTTAAATGGTTCATCAGGTCAAACTGGAACATCAGGAACAACTGGAACGTCAGGAACAACTGGAACATCAGGTCAAAATGGTGTTGATGGACCTTCTACTTTTAGATTTACTTTAAGTGGTATAACACAAGGTATAGACCCTGGAACAAGTTCATTTACAATTGATTCTGCTACATCAACAACCGCATCAGTAGTTTATGTAAATAGATATGATTATTTAGGTAGAGATATACAAACGTGGATTACAACTACGTTAGGTCAATATGCTTCAAACCCAGTATATTTACAACTATCACAAGCAGGAACTGAAAATTGGACTGCTTATGAAATAACCAACTATGGTGCTTATGGTGGCGGAGGATGGTTTAGTTTTGATATATCACTTTTAGGTGGTTTCGCAACTCACTCGGTAGGACAAGTTTATTCATTAGGTTTAATTAAAAATGGTGCTTCTGCGAGTTCTCAAAACTTACAACAAACTTTAGCACTCGGGAATACCTCATCACTTACTATACAACTTGAGGTTGGTTCGGTTAGCCAACCAAGTTATAGTTTTCAAAGTTGGACCCAAAGTGGTTTATATCATTCATTCCAACATCCAACTACAAGTAGAATTGGTATAGCAGTAAATGGAAAAACAGCATCACTTTTTAAAGAAGGTGGTATAGCTATTCCAGACGGACAACTCCTCCAAGGTGGATTACATTTTATTGATGATGTTGATACTGGAATATACAGAAATGCTACAAATGAATTAAGTATAGTAGTTGGTGGTTTAACAGCAGCAAGTTTTTATGATGGTTCTGCGTATGCTGGTATTAAAGTTCCAGTATATTCAACACAAGTTATGACTAATACATCTGTTACTGGAACTCTTACGCAATCTCTTATAGATGCAAACAATTATGCTTATACTCTTACTGGAAATACAACTTTTGGTTATTCAAACGCAACTCAATCGGTATATAACTTTATGATAAAAGCAGGAACTTATAGTTTTAGTTTAAATAGTGCTTCTAACTGGCAGACTGTTGGAGCAACCGCTCTGGGTTTTACTGGTTCATTTGTAATGAGTGCTATTTATGATGGAACTGATATGTGGGTTTCAACAATAAGAAATTATCAATCTTATTAAAAATATATTTAATAAAAAATAATAAAAGTAATGGCTAACGAAAAAATAGTTTTAGAGATAGATGTTAAAGGTAATGCTGGAGAACAAATAGATGCGGCGGCTAAATCTACTCAAAGTTTGCGTGCTGAATTAAGACAACTTACACAAGAGCTTCAAGGGTTAGACCCAGGTTCAGATAAGTTTAATGAATTAACATCAAGAGCCGGTCAATTAAGAGATACAATTGGTGATACAAATTCCGCTATAAACGCTACTGCTGGTAATACCACACAAAATTTAGGTGGGGCATTTACATCGTTAGCTGGAGTTGGTATTTCTGCTTTTCAAGGTATAGCATCTGCTCAGGCTTTATTTGGCGGTGAAAGTCAGGAGGTTACAAAGGTTTTACTTAAATTACAAGCACTCGCTGGTTTATCCGATGCTGTTAAAAGTTTAGGTGGATTAAAAGACACTATGACTGGTGTGAAAGCTGCTTTTGCTGCTGCTTTTGCTCAATCAACTTTATTTAATTCAGCTACAGTCGCACAAGCTGTAGCAACTGGAACGGCAACAACAGCCCAAAAAATAATGAATGTTGTTATGGCGGCCAATCCAGTCATGTTGTTAGTTGTCGCAATCGGTGCTTTAGTTGCGGCTTTTATGATATTTGGAGATAGTGCAGAAGACGCTAAAAAGCAACAAGAGAAATTAAATGCTGAGGTAGAAAGAGGAATGGAACTCACTCAGGCAGCACAAGAAAGCACAAGTAGTTTAATAGCAGCAAACAACAGAGACATAGAAACAAATGTGGCAAATCTAAAGTTGAAAGGTGCGACACAAGATGAGATTTTTGCGGCCGAAAAAGACGGATTAGAACTGAACCTTGCATTTCAACAGAATGCAACTGATGTCGCATTAAGAGAATATAATAAAGTTTTAAATGCTAAAAAATCAACGATGGAACAGTTTGATAAAGCAGAAAAAGCTTTAAATGCGGCAAGAGCAAAATCAAATGAACTCTCACATCAATTAGAAATGAAACTACTAAACCAACAGGTTCAGGCAGGGGAGGATGCAAGAAAGAAAGAGGAGGAAGCATTAGAAAAAAGAAGACAAGCAGCTGCAAAGTTTGCCGCTGATAAAAAAGCAGCACAAGATAAAATTAGAGCAATTGAAATTGATTATCAAGATAAACTCTTATCTGATGTTGATGCTGAACTTGCGGCTAATAAGAGAAAATATGACGAGTTATTTGCAATTGCTAAAAAATATAATTTAGATGCCACGACTTTAAAATTAAGTTTTGAATCAACTAATGCGGAAATAAGTAAAAAGTTCGCAGATGAAGAAACAAAAAGGTTGGAAGATTTTAATCAAAAACGAATTGATGTTACTAAAGCTGGAAATGATGCTTTTGCTTTAATACAAAGTGAGCTTAACACACAACTACAAGATTTGGATTTTGCTTTTCAACAATCACAAATTGATTTGATGAAAGATGGTTTTGAGAAAGAACAAAAACAATCACAATTAAATTATGATAAAGATGTTTTAGCACTTGCAAAATCTTATGAAGAGAAAGCACAAATTGGTATAAACAACTTGGGGAAACTTGAATCAACAAAAAAGGCGGAATTAGCAGTTGAAGGTTTATCAGCAGAACAGAAACAAGCAATTGAAGACACTTATGCAGCAAGAAAGTTGGAGGTCCAGGGACAAAATGCCCAATTAGAATTAACACTAAAAGAACAACAGGCTATTGATTTAGCCGCGTTGGATAAAAAGTATAAAGATGAGGAACTTTTAAGAGAACAAGCATTAGTCCAACAGAGAGCAGACACTTATTCAAATTTGTCTGGTATTATTAAAGGTTTAAGGATGGAGGAAAGTGGTTGGTTAAATGACTTAACTACTACTGGTTTAGATGCTATTGCTGCTTTTACAACCTTATCATCACAAAAGTTTGAAAAACTAACCGAAAAAGTAAGCGCATATGCACAAGCAATTGGTGATACACTTACTGGTATTGTTAGTGCTATGAGCGAAGCAAATCAGGCAAAATTAGATTCTAATATACAAAGTATTGAAGATGGTGCTGATAAAGAAAAAGAGTTGTTAAAAACACAATATGATAATGGGTTAATTTTAAAAGATGAGTATGAAAAAGGAGTTAAAGATTTAGATAGTAAAGCAAAAGATGACGCAGATGTGGTTAAAAGGAAGGCATTTGAGACAGACAAAAAATATAAAATAGCATCAGCTTTAATAGCTGGAGTTCAAGGTGCGGTTCAAGCATTTACAGGAGCTATGAGTTTAGGTCCAATTGCAGGTCCAATTGTTGGTGGTATTTTAGCAGGAGCAGTAGCAGCGATGACTGCTATGAATGTAGCAAAGATTAAAGCAACTAAATTTGAAGGTGGTGGTGATGCTGGTGGTGGAGCTGGTGGTGGCGTATCAACTGGTGGAACACAAACCACACAAAGCAGCGCACCAACTCCACCAAGTTTATCCTTATTCGGACAAGCCCTTCCAGGTTCAGAGGGTATGGGACAAGAAGGTCCTGGTATGAGACAACAAACGATAAGAGCAGTGGTCGTGGAATCCGATATTACTGGAACACAAAATAGATTACAAAATTACCAACAACGTGCTGAGGTAGGTTGAGGATAGTGCTAAAGTTTTTAATAAAAAAAATAAATAAAATATGGAAAATAAATTAATTGAATGGTTTCTTGATGATGTTATGGGTGAGTTGAAAAGAATATCACTTGTATCAGTTCCTGCTATTGAGGAAGAGTTTTTACTTTTTAACACAGATTTGCAGTTTTCAACAATTGATGCTACAAAAAGAATTGTAACTGGAGCTGCTATGAGACCTGATATACATATACCAAGAAAAGATGAAAATGGTGAATTATATTATGGATTTTTTAGTAAAGATACAGTTAGAAAAGCAGCAGAGTTATTCTTTAAAAATAATTCAAACGCAAACAAAACTAATTTAGAACATGAGTTTGAAGTTGATGGAGTTTATGTTTATGAAAGTTGGATAGTAGAAGACCCTAAAATGGATAAAGCCATAGCACTCGGATTTACTGATGTAAGAGAAGGCGACTGGTTTGTAAGTATGAAAGTAGATAATGACGAAGTTTGGAATAATTATTTAAAAACAGGTTTAATCCGTGGTTTTTCTGTTGAGGTTAAAGCAGGTGAAAAAGATGTAGAGCTTTTAGATATAATAGCTGAATTAGTAGATTTTGGTTTTTCTGATGAAGATACTTTTGAAATTATAGAAAGTCTTTTTGCTGTAGTCGGTCCAAGAGGTGGAATAGTGAAATCACCAAAGGCTCCAAAGTCATCAACTCCAAATCCAGATAAAAGTCCAAAACCAAAAGCAGAAGGCTCCGCTAAAAACACAAGGGGTGCTGAAGTTCCAAAAGAGGTAGAAGATACATTACAAAAAAAGTCAGATGATTTTAATGAAAGATATAAAGAAAAGTTAGGTTATGGTGTTACTATCGGACAACTTAAAACAGTATATCAAAGAGGTGTTGGAGCATTTGCCGTATCACACTCACCAAAAGTATCATCACAACAACAGTGGGCTTACGCAAGAGTAAATGCTTATCTTTATTTAGTCAAAAATGGAAGACCAGAGAATCCAAAATATGTAAATGATAATGATTTACTACCTACTAAACACCCAAAGAAATAAGGGCTTTTGATTAAATAAAAGACAAAAGATACTATATGTATATTTAGAAAAAAAAAGAATAGTAAAATGGATAGAAAAAACATTCTAAAACAAATTAAAAATCTTATTAAGTTTTCGGAACATAAGTTCATAGATGCTAAACTTACAGATAATGAAACCATCGTTCAATCAGAAGGTGATACTTTTGAAGTTGGAGCACAATTAAGTTTGGTTACACCAGATGGTTTAATTCCAGCACCAGCAGGAGAACACACTACATTAGAAGGTGTTAAAATATATGTTGATGAAGCAGGTATTATCACAGAAATTGAAACAGTTGAATTGGGTGAAATGCCAGAAATGCCAGCAGCAGTTGAGGAAACTTTAGCTGATGAGGTTAAAGTTGAAGATGAGGTTAAAGTTGAGGAACCAAAGGTAGAGGAAATGTATAAAAAGAAAATGGAGGAGATGGAAGCAAGAATTGCTGAAGTTGAGAAAATGATGAATGAGATGCTACCAGTTGTTAAACAAGCATCAGAGTTCTCTAACGACGTTTTAACAAAGTTAGATACATTTGTAAAAGAAACACCAGCAGAGGTTCAATTCTCATCTATTAAATCAGAATATAAAGAGTTCGTTAGAGACAACAAAGAAAGAAAAATGAATGGTCTTGAAGGAATAAAAAATATAAGAAAGAAATAATCCTTTTAGGATACAAAAAAAAATTAATTAATTATGGCTTTAAATTTAGCAGGATTAAGTGCATACACAGACCAAAATGCTATGGACTTAATTAAAGAAGCAGTTTTAAAAGGTAGAACCGTAGATTTAGTAACAGTTCAAGGTGGAGTAAAATCATCAGCGACTATCAATAGATTATCTACAACTTTAAACGCAGCAGCAGGTGCTTGTGGTTGGTCGGCAACGAACTCAACTATCTTGGACCAAAGAACAATAAGCGTTTGCGACATCAAGGTAAATGAATCAGTATGTCTTAACGATTTGGAAAATTATTATACTCAAATCCAAATGAACCCAGGTTCATACAACACAGAAATTCCTTTTGAGCAATTATACGCTGAAAACAAAAAAGATGTTATTATGGCTCTTATTGAGGACTTAATCTGGAAAGGTAATACAGCAACAGGAACTGGAAACTTAGCACTTTGTGATGGTCTTATTAAACTATTCCACGCAGCAACAGCATCTACTTTATCAAATTTCGGAACTTATTCAATAAACACTACAACTTTAGCTTCAACAATAATCGCGAAAGTTGATGAGGCTTGTGGAAAAATTGATACAGACATTATTGATACTGATGATTTACACCTTTTCATGGGATATGCAGATTACAGAATTTACGCAAGAGCATTAAGAGACGCAAATTACTTTGCTTATAGTGGTGCTGAAGACCAAGGACAAGAGTTCTCACAAATGCATCCAGGAACAAACGTAAGAGTAATCGCGGTAAGAGGTTTGAACTCGGCAAATAGATGGGTATTAACAAGAGCTTCTAACATTTATGTTGGAACTGATTTACTATCTGATGCAGAAGATTTTAGAATTTTCTACTCACAAGATAATGACGAAGTTCGTTTCTTAGCAAAATGGAAACTTGGAGTTCAAGTTGCTTATTTAGAGGAAGTAGTATATTATATCGGTTCGTAATCCTTTGAGGAATAAAAAAAAATTAAAATATAATGGCATGTTTATTATCAACAGGATATACACTTGGATGTAGGGACTCAATTGGCGGCATACAAGACGTGTGGATTGGCAACTATTCAGGAACTGCTTCATACACTTTGAATGCGACCAACACTATTACTGCTTTTACAGGCGGAACTGTTTCTTACTTTAAGTTTGAGCAGGAGATGGAGACGGGACAATTTAACCAAAACGGGGCTTACTCGGTGGAAAACGGAACAGTGTTCTTTACCCAAGAATTAATGCTTACGTTCCACAAAAACGACGCTACTTTAAGAAACCAATTATTAGTTTTATCACAAGCTAATATGTCGGTAATTGTTAAAGACCAGCGAGGTGTTTATTGGTTAATGGGCTATCAAAATGGAGTTAGAGCAACAGCAGGAGCAATGAATACTGGGAAGGCTTTCGGAGATTTAAATGGATTTACAATCACTTTAACAGCGAAAGAACCAGAACCAGCACTACCAATTAGTTCAACAGCATCTGGATTCCCAGCAGGAAACTAATTAAAAAACTCTTTTATATTAAGAGTTTATTATATCCTTTAGAAAACCTCATCAATTATGGTGGGGTTTTCTTTTTTTATATAAAAGACAAATGGATAAAAAAGTATATTTAATAGAAAAAGTGAGTATTATGAAACTAAAAATAAAAGAGGAATATAAAGAGTGGTCTATCGGTGGTGGAAGAAATCGTCCTTTGAAACTTACAAATTTAGACCCATCTTTATGGGAATACTACTATTTAAATGGTTATAGTGAGTTTTTTGAAGAAGTTATTGTTGAAAAGAAAGAAACTAAAAAGGAAATTTCAAATAATAAAGATATAGAAAATGATATTAATAAATAAAGCCGAAACCAAAAAGGTTTATTTTACTTTAAATCCAACTATAAGTCCAGTTTATTATTTATTTGAATTTGCTTCAAATGATACTGGTAATTTGACTTATATGATGTCTGGTGATAATTCATCTTATCAATCAGTTTATCAATCATTTACATTTTCGGAAAGAGGAACTTATTCAACCACTGCTACACAAAGTGTTAATGGTTATTTTACTGTTAATCCAGGAACTTATGATTATAGAGTTTATCAAACATCATATGTTGGTAATACATCATCTGCTTCTGCGAGTGGTATATTAGAAATTGGTTTAATGACTGTTGTTGAAACTTGTAGTATAACTGCGAGTTGTGATGATTTTTATATTGATTGTATAAATGATGATTATCTTTATTACGACCAAAACGTAGGTCCAATTGTAATTGGTATAACAGGAGCAACGGGTCCAATAGGTCCAACTGGTCCTTATATTGTATCTGGTGTTGTTTTACCATCTCAAACACAAATGATTTTTACTTTAAATACTGGAGCAACTATTTCTGCTACTGGTTCATTTGCTGGTTCATCTGGAACATCAGGTTCGTCAGGTCAAAATGGAACAAGTGGTATTAACGGAACGAGTGGTATTAACGGAACATCTGGTTCGGCTGGTTCAAGTGGGTCATCAGGTAATTCGGGTTCATCAGGTAGTTCAGGTTCATCAGGTAGTTCAGGTTTAAATGGAACATCAGGTTTAAACGGAACAAGTGGTTTAAATGGTTCATCGGGAACAACTGGAACATCAGGTTCATCAGGTAATTCAGGTTCAAGTGGTTCGTCAGGTTCAAGTGGATTAAATGGTTCATCAGGTTCATCAGGTTCATCAGGTAGTTCAGGTTCAAGTGGATTAAACGGCTCATCGGGTTCATCAGGTTCATCAGGTAGTTCAGGTTCATCTGGTAGTTCTGGTTCAAGTGGTTCGTCAGGTAGTTCTGGTTCATCAGGTTCATCAGGTTCAAGTGGCAGTTCTGGCTCATCAGGTTCATCGGGTTCAAGTGGCAGTTCTGGTTCAACTGGAACAAGTGGTTCATCAGGTAGTTCAGGTTCAACTGGAACGTCAGGTATAAATGGTTCAAGCGGTTTAAATGGTTCAAGCGGTTTAAATGGTTCAAGCGGTTTAAATGGTTCATCAGGTAGTTCTGGCTCATCGGGTTCAAGTGGCAGTTCTGGTTCAACTGGAACAAGTGGTTCAAGTGGTATTGATGGTTTAAGTTCTAATATATTTTTATATGAAGCCGAGACATCAATTATTACAGGCAATCCTGGTTCAGGTCATATTCTATGGAATAACGCAACTCAAATATCAGCAACTCAAATAAATATAAATCATCTTACAGATGCCCCGATTATAGATATAGATATATTTTTAGCACTCTTACATATAGGACAAAGGATTACAATACAAGATAGAAGCAATAGTGGTAATTACCAAATATGGGTTATTACATCAACTCCAACTTTAATTGCTGGAGCGAGTAATTATTGGGAAGTGCCTGTGTCTTTAATCTCATCAGCAGGAACAGGAACAACAAACTTTTCAAATAATCACCAATTGTTTTTATCATTAATATCTCAATCTGGAACAAGTGGTTCATCAGGAACATCAGGTTTAAATGGTTCATCAGGTTCATCAGGTTCAAGTGGTAGTTCAGGTTCAAGTGGATTAAACGGCTCATCGGGTAGTTCTGGTTCATCAGGTAGTTCAGGTTCAAGTGGCTCCGCGGGTTCGTCAGGTCAAAATGGAACAAGTGGAACATCAACAGTAGCAGGATATGCTAATATGAATAGTAAATCAGTTCAACCATCAGACCCACCTTCTTTTGGTGGCTCAAGTGGTGAGATGGCTGGTATTTCCGCTACCTTCTCTATGATAAACGCAGGAACAACCTTTATTATTATATCTGGTGATTGTGATACACTGACTGCTGACGGTGCAAGATATACATTATCATTAAGATATGGAACTGGAACACCACCAACAAATGGTTCATCATTAACAGGAACAATAATATCATCAAAAGTTTTAGATGATATTGAACCATCGGGGTCATATAATGTAAGACAAGATTTAGATTTACAAGGTATAGTTTCTGGTTTAAATACCTTTACTGATTATTGGTTTGATGTTTCATGCCAAATGCAAACTGGAACAGATGAGGTATTAATTAGAAATTTACAAGTTAGTTTTATAGAAATGTCTGGGGGTGTTAGTTCGGCAGGAACTGCTGGAACATCAGGAACATCTCCAAATCAAAACTTACAACAAACTTTATCACTTGGAAATGAGAGTGGAACGTATAGTATAGGACTTGATTTTTATTATCAATATGACCCAGTTATAAATACAGCTGTTACTGGGATATTTACTCAAAGTTTAGCATCAAATACTTATTTCTATACTCTAACTGGTAATGCTACTTTTAGTTATACATCAGCGACATATAGTGTTTATAATTTCTTTATTAAAGCAGGAACTTATAGTTTTAATTTGAACTCCGCATCCAATTGGTTAAGTGTTGGAGCAACTGCTATATCAGCGACTGGTTCGTTTATAATGAGTATGGCTTATGATGGAACAGATATGTGGGTTTCGTCAATAAAAAACTTTCAATCTTTCTAATGTTTTCAGGAGTAGCATTTTGGCAATTAGCAGAAGCACCAGTAACACCAGGTCTTACTTATGGACGATGGGTTGCTGTTAGAAAAACTGGCACAAATTTAAGAGCAGCATGGTCTAATGATGGTATAACTTGGGCTACAGCTACGACTCCAAATTCATCAAGTTATACAAGTGTTGATTTTTCACCTGAGCTTGGACTTTATGTAGGTGTGGCTGAAATTGCATCAACAACCGCGGCTATTATGAGTTCAACAAATGGTGTTACTTGGACCTCACGAACAAGAACAACTACAAATACCACAGTTGGTATAAAATGGTGTTCTTCATTTAATTTATTTATAGTAAATACTTATCAAAATATATTGACCTCAACTAACTCTACTACTTGGGTTGTAGCTCATACTTTTTCAGTTGGTTCAACTTGGGGTGGTGAGGCTTATCAACCGATGTATGCTTACACAGCAGACCAAGGTTATTTATGGGCATGCACTTTGGTAAAAGAGTTCGGACAAGGAACATCAAATTTAAAAGTTGTCTGGACTACAAATGGAACCACCTTCACTGAAAATAACACTACAACTGATACATTCTGGTCGGATGGTGATGGTAGAGCAATAGCATATAGCACAGAACAAAGTAGATATATGATAGTCGGTCAAACTCTACCATCAAGAATTCTTATTTCTTCAACAATTTCATCAGGTT